GCTTTTAAAATACCAGCTTTTTCTGGGTTTCTCTTCAAAGCTATATAATATGCTAACCCACTAGCCATGCATGGCATAAACCTTGACGGCACTTCTGGATCTTGAGCCGACGCTGTTACATCATCAATACGCTGTATCGTGTTAGCAACAAAACGATATGTGTTTACGGCATCCGGGGTCGGCCAAATATTAAGAACAGGTGTAGTCTGTCTGTCCAAAAAATACTGATTAGGTCTTCCTGTTGCAGACTTATCCGGTATGTTTAAAAATTCTGACCTACCTATCCGAGTCAACTGAAGATCTGTAGTATTAGAAGAAGAATCTATCTGACGGATAACAGCGGAAACAATGTCTACATCAAAAGCATTAAGTGTATAACTATTTGTACCGGCAGATAAATTAGTTGTTACCTGCTCTATAGTCCACAAATTTACTCCACGATTAGACCAGTCCGCAAACATAATGTTCAAAGACCTTCTTGCTGTTTCCGCATCGTACCCTGTACGGAGCTCTAAACCAGCCAGCTCATACGCCTCTTCAATAGTATCAGCGATAGTGAGCTGAAAGGTTTTAGTTCCTGAAGTAGCCATTAACTGTATTCTTTTATACAGTGAAGAACTATTAAGTATGTATCTCCGTTACTTGCACCAACAGTAGTAAGGGCAATATCCCCTGTCTTACCGCTACCTGATGTGTTTTGAAGACCACCAAAAGGACTAAAGTCTAACACACCATCAGTGTTTGGGTTTAGCTCTATACATAAAGTATTGCTAGTAGCGTCCCACTCTAGTAAGACAGAAGAGAAGTCCATAATGCTGTAGTAAACTTTAGAAAGTTTTACACCAGTACAGGCTGCTCCGTCAGATGTTCTTGCAGCGAGTGAGCTTACGTCTACCTTAGCAACAGCTGATTCTCCAGTACCATCACTCACATTAGTGAGCTGTAGTATGAAGTCTTTATCCCCGTCTAAAATTTCTGTAGATGTGACTGCATCAGCCATAAGTTACTCCTTTAGGATGCTGCGTCAAACCCTGTAATTTCAATCAAGAAACGTCCAGCGGTATAAGCAGCGTCTCCGGTGCCTTGGCTTACGAGATACAAAAACTGATCGGCAGCTATATCACCACCAGCGACCATCGTACCGGCAGAAGCTGCACCAGCGTTGATGATTTGAGTTTCTGTTAGTGCTGTGATAGCTGTATCATTTACACCTGTACCTTCTGTAGCAGAGAACAAGTCAATGTCTGTGCTTCCACCTGCGGGAGTCTCTAGACAAGTCATCGTTACTCCGAAGACTGTGCCTTGATTAGCTGTTGTCACTTGACCGATAAACGCAACACCAGAACCATCTTTACCGATAATATCACCAGCGGTGCCGCCATCTTTCAACCCAGTTAGGTCGATCATGATGGTTGTTTTAACGATATTAACGTTAGTGTCAGTATCACTCTTCAGTCTGTTTACCTGCGTAACATAAACTGCTGCAGTACCTTCAATACCGGCACTAGCTGTAGCTTCTACAGCCATCTTATTACCGCTAGTTATAGTGATAGCACCTGTAGTTGCGTTTTTTGATACTGTTTCAAAACCATTTTCAGAGCGGACTGGGCCGCTAAATGTTGAGTTTGCCATTTTTCCTCCTCAGGAGAGCTTCATAGTCTTGGCGTTGTCTGCTAGGTCAGTCTATAAAGCAAGTTGTTTGCCTAGAAAATTATTCTATAGTAGCGATATGCAAAAAGAAAGGGATCCTAAGATCCCTTTCTAACGATTATGTTAAATCGTTTTTATGCACCAGGAGAACCAAAAATGGTACGCCAATCACTGAAGCCGAAAGAATATCTTTCTCTCGCTTTGTAACGAACATTACCAGTCTCAAAGTCTCCTTCCATACCTGTGGCCATCGGTGACCTCTCAAAATGCTTGAGACCGTTAGGTGCGTCTGTCTTAATAAAGAACGCATCCGAGTCGGTTAGGTAGTGGTTGACGACATAGCCTTCCGGCAACATGCCCATGTTTCGCATAGCATTGATGTCGTTATCTGACGTTGCTACTCGTCCAGGAGAGTTTAATATCCTGTCTGCTACGAACTGTAGCTGAGTAGGTATAATCAGCTTTCTAGCCTGCACATTCACTTTGATGCCTCTTTCATCTTGGAATCCAGAGATATCAATCAGCATGTTTTCTAACGAAGTTTCGTTTAGATCTGCAGCGGTGCTTAACTCATTCCTTTGGTCACCCGCAGTAAGCGTTGGGTGGTCGGTAGTCATGAGAGGCTTTCCGTCACCTCCTGGGAAGGAGGTTGAGAAGCCATTGTTCAACACGTTAGCAGCTTTTACTTGCTTCGTATTTGCCATAGAACGTGCTAAAGCTCTCGTGTAACGAGAAGAAAGAGTATCGTAGAGATTATCTTCGATAGCCTCTTCTGTCAGAGAGAAAGCTAAAGCTATGGTTTCATGAGTGTAACGAGAAGTGAAGACTTCTTGTGCTGTGTCATAAGTCACTGCTGCACCCTCTCCCTTGACAGGAGCTTGTGCGAAACCTGACAACATCACCTCTTCTTCAAAAGCACGGTCTGAGGTTTCTGTTTCAAAAATCTCAGCGTGCTCGTTCTCGTAACGATTATACTCGAGACCGAAAAGTGCATTCAGTCCTGGCTCGAGTTCTTTTACAAGTTGAGCTCTGTTAATAGCCACTTTCTAATCCCCTTAATCGTTACCGAACGTAGAAGCTGGGAACACAAAGTACCCTCGAGCGAACTCAGCGTTAGCTGTATTGTTGGGTCGACCAACGTATGCAACTAATTTTGCTATGCCGCTTGCGGTAGTTGTAGTAACACCTTCTTTAGAACGGTTGTTGTTAGTATCACCTGCAGTCGTAGAGATGGTGTGTACTTTACCAACATCTGCTTGGGTAGGAGTTCCAGTAAACTGGGCCTCATACACAATGTTGGGGTCTGTATACACATACGCTTTGACGTCCGCAGAACCCAGAGTTGTGGTTCCAGAAACAAACCTACGAGTGAAAATAACTTCACCTGTAGTGTCCTGGTATTCACAACCACCAAACACACCTAATGGAGCATCAGTCGCTCCCGCCTGAAGAACATATCCGCTTGTCAGCTTAACGACGTCACCTGAAAAGATATCGCCAGTAGCACCACTTTGGATAGGAAACTCAGAGGGGCGAATAGTACCGCCAGAATTATGATATGCTGGTGTAAACCCATTAGGGTCATTTACATTAGCCATACTTCATTCCTTAAAGCCAATATTAAAATTAACGATTTTATAAATCGCCTCCTTTGCCAAATGTGACTTGAGTCCTCCTCTCAGGTGCACTGAGAGGCATCCTACTATCACTTTCTCGCATAAGATTATTATCTACCGCTTCCATCTGTGCTTGAGCCATATCATGGTAGTATGCTCTTCTTTGTTCCACAGTTTCAATCGGCATCCTAGCGAGGATTAAGCCCCCAACTCCTATGACTCCAGCGTGTTTACCATCTTCTACAGTCGGTGCTTCAAAGTCTGGATATTCCTCTGCTCTCACAGGTTCCCATCCTTCACGAATACGTTTTGACATATTCGCCTTATCATCTTGACCGGCCATTGATTCTCGTATCCATCTGTGGACATAACCGTCGGGTGGCTCCGGTGCGTCTAATAAAGACGGTGGTCGCCATGGTTTAGGGCGAGTTGCTTTAACTCGACTATCAGCAGACCGTGGAGTGCGATCTGATTTGGTAACTTTATCTACCATTTTATCTCCTATCTTTTAACGTACTTAGCGTATTCTTCAAGTGGGACGCCGAGCTTTTTCGCTATCGCGACTTCACTAGGCTTCAACTTGATACTGCGTCCCTTAGAAGTTCTACCTCTAGCTCCTCGGCTAGAGTTAGCGACATTCTCCTGGACGTTTGTTACTGGTGAGCTCTCAAACTTATGTGGGAAAGCCTCAGCCAATCTTTTATCAACCTCTCTATAATAAGCATCAGATTTAGGATCAAACCCTTCGTGCTCAACTAATTGTCTATGAAACGCAAAAGCACTCGTAGTCATAGCTAAATCTTTACCGAACCACTCATTTTTCGCTGCCCACTCTTGGGCTCTTGCGTCAGCTGGTGGTGGTTGCTGCTGCATAGGTTGCTGCTGCATAGGTTGTTGAGCTACCGGCTGTTCTTGAACCTGAGCTTCAGGCTTGACCCTGTTTAAACTTTCAAGTTCTACCGCTAAAGTAGCTACATCTTTTTGTGCAGCTAACATCTCATCAGCCTCTCCGAGATCATGTGCTTTTCTATAACGATCTTCAGCTGCAGAGAGTTGACTTTGAACTCTGGCAGAATATTCATCGTATAGGTTTTGATCTTTTTGAGATAATGAGTTCTGCGCAGTGTTTAGTTGCGCTTGAACATTTTGAGCATACTCTATAGCAGCTTGTTCTCTTCTCTCAGCTTCTCGTATTTTAAACGTAAGCTTATTGATTCGTTTCTGAACCGACTCACTATAGTCAGCTATTTCCTCTTCTTGAGAGGGCTGCTCTTGTGGTTCTTCTGGCTCTGGTGTGGGTTCTGGCTCGACAGGAACTTCTTCTATTTCCTGTTCAACCTCCACTTCTACCGACTCTTCTAACTCTTCATCTTGCATGGGTTCTGCCATGTAATGCTCCTATCTGCGAGATTACTGTGATGCGTCCTCAGGGTCACTGATTACCGCTAACACTTCATCATCGTTTAACAAACGCAAGTCACCGCCATCAATTTTGATTCTAGCACCTGCGTACCTACCGAAAATAATCCAGTCTCCCTTCGCACACCAATGTCCGTTGGGAAACTTAACCTCATCTTTGTAGGCGTCATCCCCCAAGGATACTACTAAACCAACATTAGTAGCTAGTCTTTCTTTTTCTAGGTAAGACTCTGATAGATGTATACCGCCCTTAGTAACCGCACTCTGACTGAAAGGTAAAACTAACAACCTATACCCTGTGGGCGTAGGAAGTTTTTCTACTTCACTCATTACGTTTTCAGGAGTGAACCGCTCTTGTGGCTCTGGTATCCTGTCCATCTCGATATGGTCTGGTATTTTCTCAGCTGACATCTTGTTGCTCCCTTTTATTTTGCAGGTCTATAATTATGGACTCAGCAGAACTTAGACCTGAAAGTTCTCCTAACACACGCTGGTATTGTTCCCAGTTCTGAACTCCACCAGTTTTAAGCACCTCAGTTAAATCATCCTGACGTGTACGAACCTCTCTTAAAAATTTTTCTATAATATAGATTGGGTCCACTCAACACTTCCACTGTCTACGTGACCAGTAGTTAGCTTTTGTACGATCACTACCCATGCCGCTACTACGAGCACAATATGCTCTTTTACGTTTTTTATTCCCAGGGTGTGCCCCTAAGTTAGGGTCACCGAACGTGACTCGTTTTATATTTCCTGTCTTAGGGTCTTTAACAAAAACTTCTCGTGTCTTTTTGCCATACCCAGGAGAGCCTTTTGATATTCTCCTAGGTTTATTGAGTGTGACTTTTTTACCTCTATACTCAGGCATCACATCATCCTTGTTTTCTTCAAACGGTTTTTCATGACGATGCCATTGCCTCTAGAAACAGCTCCACCAAACTGCATGTTTTTCTTTTTCTTTTTGCCTCTTAATAAATCAGAGTCAGCTTTTCTTGCCCCACCTTTACCTGTAGCAAAACTTCTTACTCTACCACAGCCCCAACTGTGTGAACTTTGTCCGGGTCTAGAACCTGAACTAAAAAATGCACCCTGACCACGCTTGTATACTTTATTGAGAGTGCTTTCTGATTTACCGCTGCTTTTAGCGTACTTCTTGACGCATGCTGGAGTTCCCATTACTTTCTCCTCTTTTTCGGTTTTTTCTTAGCGTCTTTAGCTCGTGACTTTTCTACAGCCTCGTAATCAGCTTTAGTCATCTTACCAGAAAGATACTTTTTTCTAGTTCTTAGTATCTCTCTTTCTCTCGCGCTGGGGTTCTTAGCTCCGGCGAGGTATGCTCTAGGAACGCCTTTTTTAGTCTTATTAACTTCTGGAAATTTACGACGCATTAATCTTCGTACAAATTATTAAAAGTTATAGCAGGATCTAAATAAGTTTCATGCCCCTCTGCGGAGTGTAGATGCTGAGACGGATTAAAATCAGGAGCACCTTCACCAGTAACCCACAGAGCTGGGCTTGTTGCTCTAACCCTGTTGTTAGGTAATGCTACTATGTTGCCTTTCCATTTACAATCCTCTGTTATGTACATCACATGAGACTGTTTATGTTGAGCAGGGTCGTCAGCTATAGAGTGGTCTGTATAGTCCACAGTAAACATATATTTAGCTGTATAGAACTCTCCGTCTATTTTAGCTAACCAAGGCGAGGAACTTACTCTATCTAAAACT